TTAAGAGACAGTGCTGATAATTCAGGAACTATACTTTTTCTAGCTCACTTTGGAACAGAAGGTTTAGATATCTATGTTCCCGGTAATGGAATTAGATTTGAAACATCAGTTCACGCAACTATATCTGGTACAGGATCTGTTACACTTGGATATACTGGCTAGGAGTTTAAATGGCTAATACTACTTCGGGGACAGTAACGTTCGATAAAACTTTTGCTATTGATGAAATAATAGAAGAAGCTTTTGAACGTATAGGATTAAAAAATGTTGCAGGTTATGATCTTAAATCTGCAAGAAGATCTCTTAATATTCTATTTCAAGAATGGGGTAATAGAGGTATTCACTATTGGGAAGTAGGCTCAACAAATCTAGATTTAATAGAGGGCCAAGCAGACTATAATTTTTTTAGATCAAGTGACGATGGAACGTCAGCAACAACTACAGATCCAGCTAGCGTGTTTGGTATATCCGATGTCCTTGAGGCACAATTAAGATCAAATAGAACTCAGACAACACAATCAGATAGTCCAATGACAAAAGTAGATAGATCTACATACGCAGGATTCTCAAACAAATTATCTAAAGGAACACCTAATCAATACTGGGTAGAGAGATTTATAGATAAAGTTACTATACACGTTTATCCAACACCAGATTCAACAAACGCATCTAAAGATATGCATTTCTTTTTTATAAAAAGAATACAAGATGTGGGAGATTATACTAACGCAACAGATGTACCATTTAGATTTGTGCCTTGTATGGTATCTGGGTTAGCATATTATTTAGCTATGAAATATGTGCCACAATTAATTCAACCAATGAAATTAGTTTATGAAGATGAATTAGCAAGAGCTTTAGCTGAAGACGGCTCTGCAGCTAGCACTTACATAACACCAAAAGTTTATTACCCAGGAGCATAATGCCAAAATACGCAACAGGTAAACATGCAAAAGCAATATCAGATAGATCTGGTTTAGAATTTCCATATAGAGAAATGGTTAGAGAATGGAATGGATCTTTTGTACACATATCTGAATTTGAACCAAAGCAACCACAATTACAACCAAGACCATCTGGAGCTGACGCAATATCTTTAAGAAATGTTAGACCAGGTAGAATAGAAACAGCTGTTCCTAAAATTTTACCTTTAGATCCATTCACAACTACTTCTGGATCTACAACAATAACAGTAGAGGAACCTGATCACGGTAGATCAACAAGCGATAGAGTTAGATTTAGAGACGCACAAAATGTTGGAGGGGTTGCTGGAAGCACAATAAACCTTGATGCAGGTTATTTAATTACTAAGGTAAATGATGATAAATATACCTTTGCAACTGCAACAACATCTAGTATAACTGAAGTAGGAGGAGGCGGTTCTGCATCTGCGGGACCTGTAACGGTAACAGCATGATTAAAAATTTTTTTAATTGGATTAAAAATATATTTAAACCTAAAAGACAAGAAATGGATGAACATGGAGAATTATATCTACATGTTCCAGAGTCAGATACCCCAGTATATGAAAATGAGGAAGCTGTAAAAGCTAAACATTGTGCAAGTCATTTAAGATTTAGAAAAACTTGTCCGGCTTGTCAGGAGCTTATTAAATAATGGCTGGATTAAGTGCATCAGGATTAAAAACTCAAATAAGAAGTTATACTGAAACAGATTCAAATGTTTTAACAGACGCTGTTTTAGAGAACATTATATTAAATGCACAATACAGAATTTTTAGAGATGTGCCTATCGATGCAGATAGAAAACAGCAATTAGGTAATTTAGTTGCTGGACAAGAATCGATTAACGCCCCGGCAGGATGTTTATTTGTAAGAGGCATACAGGTTTACGACACAGCAGGATCAGAGATTACTGGAGCTAATAGATGGCTAGAGAAGAAAGATGTTACATATCTTCAAGAGTATCAAGATATTACAGGAACATCAGCAGCTCAAGGTCAACCTAAATATTATGCTATGTTTGGTGGTGCTACAGGAGAATCTGATACTACATCTGGTAGAATATTTTTAGCTCCAACACCAAATACAACATACAGATTTAGAATACATTTTAATAAAATGCCTGATCTTTTAGAGAACAATGATACTAATTATATTAGTCTTAACTTCCCAAATGGGCTATTATATTGCTGTCTATCAGAGGCTTATGGGTTTTTAAAAGGTCCCGTAGACATGTTGACATTATACGAAAATAAATATAAACAAGAGGTACAGAAGTTCGCTATTGAACAAACTGGAAGAAGAAGACGAGATGACTACACTGACGGAACTGTCAGATTTAAAATCGACTCTACTTCACCGTAATAGGAGAAAATTTTATGGCTATATCATCGGCAATATGTTCAAGTTTCAAACAGGAACTTTTACAAGGTAAACACAGTTTTGAATCTTCAGGTGGACACACTTTTAAGATTGCTTTGTTTGATAGTGATGCAACTTTAGGTGCTTCTACAACAGACTATTCAACATCAGAAGAAATTACAAATACATCAGGTTCTGCATACTCTGCAGGAGGTGCAACTCTAACTAACACTGGAGTTGGATTAACAAGCACAACAGCTTTCACAGATTTTAGTGACGTGACTTTTTCATCTGCATCTTTTACTGCAAATGGCGCACTGATATACAACACAACAACAAATGGTGGATCAGGAACGACTGATGCCGTATGTGCGATAGCTTTCGGTGGAGACAAGACAGCTAGTAATGGAACTTTTAAAATAGAATTTCCTGCAAATAATTCTTCAGCAGCAATAATCAGATTAGCATAGGAGGCCGACCATGTCGGTAAACTCAGGATGGGGCAGGTTCACCTGGGGCCAAGCTTATTGGGACGAGGACACAACTTTTAAAACAGGTTGGGGTGCACAGGCTTGGAATGATGGTGAATGGGGCGAGCTCAAAGACGCAACAGTATTTCCAACAGGTTTATCGATGTCAGCAGATGTTGGCTCGGTTGATGTTCCTGATGTTATAATTACACCTACAAGTTTTGAAATCACATCTTCACAGGGAGAGGCTTTTGTTCCTGTACTAGTAGAGACTGGTCTCTCAGCCACATTCTCACTTGGTTCTGTCACTGTAGTCGATATGCAGGTCGGATTGACAGGTCAATCCATAACCAGTTCTATTGGTTCTACAACTGTTAATGATCTAACTATCGGTCTAACAGGGCAAGAATTTACTGCAAGTCAAGGAACAGCGATTGCACCTAACGATACCGCAATACTTTCTGGTTTATCTATTACATCTGCACAAGGAACAGCAATAGCTAGTTCTACAACAGAGGCTTCTCTAACAGGTGTATCTTTTAGTGCTAGCGTTGGAACAGTGGTTATACCTAATGATGTTGTTCAGTTGTCTGGTGTATCTGCAGAATTTAGTTTAGGAAGCATTGTAGGATTAGGTGGAGCTTTGGCTCAGCCATCAAGCCTAAGTATGACTTCTAGTGTTGGCTCTCTAACAATAGAGGAAGGTTTAGGATTAACTGGTCAATCATTTAGTGCTAGTATTGGGTCTCTTTCTATAAATGATGTAACAATAGGATTAACTGGTTTATCATCAACATTTAATATTGGGGCCGTAGATATATTTGCTTATGGCGATGTTGACACTGGTTCTAATACATCGTATAACAACGTTTCAACGGGTTCGAACGATACTTATTCGGATGTTGCAACTGGATCAAATACAAGTTATAACGATGTAGCAGCGTAGGAGAATTTTTATGGCATCAACAT